GAAAGACTAGTTCACTTACCATTTTTTAAACCTCCTAATAACAAGTGTAACTAAAGAAGAAGCACCCTTAAGTTTCCTTTTGAGTGCTTGCCTTCTATATTTTGATTGTCGCAATGCTTGTGGTCTTAAGGTCCGTTTAGGATCCTTCTTGCTGTGATGCTTCCAATTTGGTACTAACATAGCCGTGTTCCTCTAATAAGGCCAGTGCCTCCTCGTATTTATCTGGCAGGACAGGAATAAACTTGTGCTTGCCAGTTTTATCTTCATTATTCTCGCACACTGTCCCCACTTTTAGATGGTCGGGGTTGACACAAAGTTTATTGTCACACATATGTCGTATAACCAATCCCTCTGGTATGGGACCATTAACAAGTTCCCACGAAAACCTATGTGCTCTAACCTGCTTATAATTATCCCTTAATACCCCATACTTCTTTCTTCCCGAAGTAGTGGTTCCCTGCCATTCCCAACACCCATCTGTTTTTTCAACATTCAACCAAAACCTTTCTTGTGCAGATGGCCAATAATTCTTACCCACATAATTGGGAACTTTATGAACTCCTCTAGGCATTTTCTTTTCCTAACGATACTCTATATATAAAAGGACACTATTCCAAGAGTTCATCCAACAATCATTACTTTCATGATACTAACCTACTAAATCCTCTTATCTTATCAAATTTTATCACATTGTCAAATTTATCATGTAGATCGGATTTATGAGATATCACAAAGATGTTAGCATCTTTTATAACATATCGAATTATTTTTAAAAATTCATCTGTACCAAATCCATCAAGAGAACTATCAAAGACCTCATCCATAATCAATAGATTGGTATTAACTGAATTTTTAACTCTAGCAACTTCTCTCCATGTGAAGAGTAATGCTAAATCAATTCTCATCTTTTCACCTTCACTAAATGATGAATATGAAAAATCTTCGTGAATCGGTGATTTTACCGTTTCATTAAATTCCTCATCCAAAGTAAAGTTGATATAAAAATCCATCAACTGTAAGTATCTATTCACTTGCTGATTTATAAAAGGAAGATACTTTTTAATAATCTTCGTTTTAACGCCATCATCCCTAAGCAAGGAATAAGCAAAATCGTAATAAACGATCTCTTCTCTTCTAGTTGATAAATTGTCTACTGTTTTCTGGAGATTTTCTTTAAACTCTGCTAACTTCTCATGCTCAGTATTTCTATTCTTAAGTTGTTCGGCAATTCTTTGAACTTCATCTTCAAGGTCTCGGATTTGTCTCTGGTTGAGAGAGACACGAGTATTGTTTTGAGAAATGTCATGGTTGAGTTTTGTAATCTCCTTTGATAATTGGTTAAAGTGACGTTCTCTTTTCTCCTCTAACTTGATGGTTTCTTCGAGATCTGCGAAGCCCTTCTTAAGTTCCTTTGCTTTATTTTGAACGTCAGTAATTCTATTTAATCTAAAGTCCTCTTCTATACCCTGAGTACAGGTAGGACATACCGTATTATCTGTGAAAAACTTATGTTCCTTGGTAATTGTAGAGACTTTTTGAGTAATTTTACCCCTAAGATTATTAAGTTTCACTAACTTTCCAGATGCACCAGTAAGATCTTCTTGCTCCTTAATTAAGTCTAATACATTCGATTCTATTAATTCATTATGTTCTATATGAGTATCATTTTCTATAGTTAAAACTTTAATTTTATCATCACTACCTTTAATTTTATTTTTGCCCTGCTCCTCAATTTCTTCAATAAAATTCTTTTGCATCTGCATTTTATCTTTAAGAGTTTCTTTTTTAAGACCTAAAGATTTAACCTGCTCTTTCCTTTCTCGCATCTTATCCTTAATAAGATTATTCATAGCAGAAAAAATACGAATATCTAACAAATCCTCAATAACATCTCTACGATTTGCACCCGTCAATTGCATAAAAGGTACAAAAGTACTACTACCCAAAATAACAATTTGAGTAAAAGATTTATAATTTACCTTTAAAATATTTTCTTCTAATAATTTCTGATTGATACGATCATCTGCTTCTTTATGTAAGAGATTACCATTCAATTCAATATCAAATATATTCGGTTTAATTCCTCTCCTAACAAGATAATCCCTACTATTAATAGAAAATTCTATCTCAACCACACAATCTCTTTCATTTGTAGTATTAATTAATTGTGGTTTATTAATTTTACGAAATGGTTTATTAAACAAAACAAAAGTCAGTGCATCCAACATAGTAGATTTGCCAGCACCATTTGTTCCAATTATCAAATTAGTATTATAACTTTGAAAATCAATCTCTGTAAATTGATTACCAGTACTTAAAAAGTTTTTATACTTAATTTTTTTGAAGTTTATCATTCTTTGGAGGAATTACAATGTCATCAGGGGTAATCACAGCATACTTGTAAGCGTGCACCCTACAAGTCTTTAGAGCAAGTTCATCATCAACTTCAACCACGTCCATTACTTGGTCTTCTTGATCTTCTAACATCATAGCATATCTTACCGCATCATCTTCTTCTTCAAAAAGAAATAAAACTTTATGCCCATGATTATCCTGAACTGCATATGCTCCCTCATCTCTACTACCTTTAAGACTAAGAAGATACATTATTCTACCTCACAAGCTTGCCTATAAAGATCTTGAAAAATACCCTTAATAATATTCTTATCAAATTCAAATTCTGATTCATCAATATAACGATTCAAAATTGAAATAGTACTTTCCTCCTCATCAATATCAAATTGCTCATTCTCTTGAATATTAAAATTTTCAATAATTTTCAATTCTTGAATACCAGCAGAATAAAGTTTATCAATAAACTTTTCAAATTGTTTCGGTTTAGATTTTTTACGAACAATCAATTTAACAATTTTATTCTCATATTCAGTAGTATTAAATAATTTATAATTGGTATCCTCATAATATATGTTATAAAATAATTTATATGGATTATTAACTGGAGTATGTGTAAAAGTTTCCGTATCAAAAATATGAAATCCTCTAGGATCATTCACATCATTCCAAAACATCTCATAAGGATTACCCAAATAATGAATTTTTCCATCAGTTGATCTAGTATGAAAATGACCAGAAAATACTTTATCAAATTTATTAAATACACCAACATCCATACCCGTTTCCATTATATGCCCACGAGTAGCCCTAAATCCATTAATCTCAAGATGTCCCATGACAATTTTTGCCTTGGATTTCTTAATTACTTCACAAGACTCTTGATAATTCTCACTGTTAATCCAGGGCAAAAGAAGAATTTTTAATTTATCTATCTTTATTTCTATTGCCTTAGAATAAGTTTTTATATTTGTATAATCCTTTAATAAAAGTTCTGGTGAATTTACATAATTTGTATCTTTATAATAACAATCATGATTACCAGTAATAGCATATACCTTAAACTTCTTAAGAGGTTCAAATACTACTCTCTTCGCCCATTCAAGACTTTGATAATCAATTGATTTACGACTATCAAATATATCTCCCATATGAATAACCGTAGTTATTCCATTATCTTCAAGATATGGAAAAAATACATTTTTATAAAAAAGTTCAAAATAATCATGAAGATGCTTTGAACCTTTACGTGCTCCGTAATGAGTGTCTGTTATGACAGCAATCCGCATAATCAGCGACTTCCTCTATACTGAACATTATCCTTAATTGAGTTATATTCAGAACTTGATCCTGCAAGAGCAGTATCATCAACCATCATAACCTCATCAAATCCTGTTCTTTCAATAATCTTTGTCTTAATATCTAATTGCTTCTTCTCCTTCTGAATCCGTCTCAAGAAGGCATAATGAATAATTTGGGTAAAGTATGCAAAAGGATTCCTTGACTTCTCTGGATCGAAGTTATGAATGTATTGTACACAATTTTCAATACCATCGGATATCATATCTTCCCTAAACATATAATTAACAAAGTTCGGTTTATACGACAAATGAGTAGCAATCTTTAAAAAACATTCACCAAGATAATTTGGAATGGGGGGTTTACCCTCCCATGGTCCTGACTTGGGAGGATCTTTCTCATACTTTTTTACAAATTTTCCTCTTGCTATAGAAACTTTTCCTCTATAAACAATCATCGCCTCCAACAATTCTTTATTATTTACATAATGCTCAGTCTTTTTCTTAGGCATAACATTTGATATCCTTGATTACTTTATAAGTAATTATAGCATACTTTTCGGGCTTGACAAAGTGCTCAATTATACGTAGAATAACTCTGTTAGGGTTGAAAGGGATTAATTAGCTTTCTTTTTTATCTTGAGTTATATTATAAATTTCTTCAAGGTATTTACGAGCATCATTTACAGTTGATATATATCCCATCTTCGAAGATGGATGTACAAGTCCATTTGGTGTATGTATTTCCATTTTATTATCTTCTGAAATAAAATTATTATAAATCTCAATTAATTTGTTATCTTTAGATTCAGTCATAGTAATGATTTTATCTGATGTAACTAAAAAGATATCATCTTCTGATAATTCAATCCATGGTTTAACTTTAATATGTGCTCCATGACCATTTTGGAACATTTGCATAATAATTGGGTTTTGAAGAACTATTACAGGATCTCCATCATTCTCATCTATTGTCACCAATGAAAATATTTCTTCTCCTGATATTAACTTTATTATAGAATAAAATTCTTCGCCCATTAGTTTTTAAAAGGTATGTTTACTATATCATAGTTAAATTTTTCTTCATTATATACTTTAATTCTTTCTATAAGATGATTAAGTGTATAATTCCTCCGTGATCTATAACTAATATCATCAGCAATATCATATAAAGTTGCTCTTGTTTTACGTTCTCCTTTTCTAAGAACTCTACCGATTGATTGAAGATTTCGTATTCTAGATTTAGAAGGTGATGCAAATATTACATTGTGTAGATTTTTGATATTAATTCCGGTAGAAAAGGTTCCGTAAGAGGCAACGATAATAGCATTATTCTCTTGCTCAGTGATTTCTCGAACTTTCTCTCGGTCTTCGGTTTCCACTCCACCATGAACAAGAAAGACATGACGATTTTCAATGTGGTTATTATTATTTATTAAATCATAAAGAGGTAAACCATGCCCTTCTACTCTTGCATATAAAATAAGAGTATTACCTTTTAAATCTAAAGCAAGATTTTTAATAAAGTTATTTCTACGATTGTGTCCAATAATATACTGCACCTCTTCCTCAAAATTTTCAAATTTATTCGGTGAGTGTTTCAATAGAAGCACGTTGATATCCAGTTTAGCCAAATGCCCTTTCTTCATTAACTCGTCAGTTTTAATGATCTTATAGGACGGTCCAAACAATCCCTCAAGAACCCATTTATGAGTTTGAGTTCCATCAAGTGTTCCTGTAAATCCGTAACGATACTTAGCATCCGCCAACTTAGTCATTATAGATATAAGAGATTTTGATTTAAATTGATGGGCTTCGTCACCAACTACTACATTGAACCTTTCAAAATATTTACGTGGGAGTTTGTATATCGACTGCCAAGTTGTTATGATTACCTGAGAGTCTGTCTCCCTTTCCTTACCAGCATATATCTTGTGGCAATATGAACCAACGTCCCAGCCGTAGTTTGCAAAATCTTTATACATCTGCTCTACTAGGGAAGTCGTCGGAACAACTATCAGAGTACTTTGCCCTTTCTCAACGTAATATCGAACAATCGAATATATCATCAGAGATTTTCCCGAAGCAGTTGGGGATATCAACAGCTTTCTATTATGTCTTAGAGCATCGTATACTCCCTCAACTTGATAAGATCTAGGTTTATAATTACAAATAGCATTCATATAATCTTTTACACCCTCTTTTGAAATCATTTTATTGACTTCAAAAGGAAGACCATAATACTTACTATCTACAAATTCATAAGTATATTCATGATCTTTACAAAATTGAATTATCTTATCTAATAACCCAACATATACCTCTCCTTTCTGTGTATTAAATAACCTTATTTTTCCATCCCAATGTTTATTTCTATATGCAGGAGAAAATTTTGCACCAGGAACTTCGAAAGTAAACTGGTCTGCTAATTCATAATAAACATGTATTTCTGCTTGAACATGAAGATACACTTCATTCTTCTTTGATATAACCAAATGGGACATAACATAATGTTCATTTGCAAATATTTATCTTTACTAAATAAATTAGTTTTGTTCGTAAATAATGACTGCTCTGATTGATCCCCAAAAATATACCAAGACTGTTGACCTATTGAGGTCATTTTTTTTGGCTAAAGGTTTTTTTGAAGTCCATACTCAAAACCGTTTAAGTATCCTTGCTGCCTGTGAAGATCCAGAAACAGTAGCCACTTATAATTATAACGGTAATATCTGGCCCTTACCACAAACAGGTCAAATGTGGTTAGAATATGAATTGTTGTCCAATCCTTCTGCGGAAGGATTTTTTTGTGTCTCAACGTCATATAGGGCAGAACCAAACCCTGTTGAAGGAAGACATGAAACAATCTTCCCTATGTTTGAGTTTGAGATGAAAGGTGATGTGTATGACCTGAAATCAATGGAAGTCGAATTGTGTGAATACCTTGGACTGCCTAAACTTGACATTAAAACTTATGGTAACTGG